CCCGGCCTCGATCGCCCCGGCTGGAGTGACGGCCATCAGTCCTCGCCGGATGCGTCAGGGATGAGCGTGTCGGTCAGCGTCGCCGGGTCCGGGACGTTCAGCCCGAGTTCGTCACGCAGCCTCTTCTTCTCGTCCTCCACCTGCACGTCATCCCAGTCGGGGTGAACCCACCGGATCTTCGTGTCCAGGCTGACGGCCTGCGCCCGGTTCAGCATGTCCAAGGTCCGGCCCATGCTCTCGGGGTCGGGCATGACACCGTCCGGCCACTCGATCATCGCCCGCTCAGACACGACCTTCGTACCGAACACGGAATGATCGACGGCCAGCATCGCCTCCGACAACCACGCCAACCGCGGCGTCCAATAGCCGATCTTCCGTCCCCGCGTGGAGTACGACCGGTGCTTCTGCATGTGGATCTCGGTCGCCGTCCGGGCCTGCCCGTCACCGCCCTCACCGAAGCTCTGCACGGAGTACCCGGCGCCGCGCACGATCTGCTCCATCAGGTTCTTCGACGTCTCAGAGTGCTCGGCGACGCGGATGTTGAACTGCGCCAACGTGATCATGTTGCTGGGGTTGTTCGGCGACGGCAGCATGCCGCCCAGCGCGCTGTAAATCTCCCGGTCCGGGTCCCACGACGCGGCCTGTCCGCGGCCGTTCGTCGTCAGGTACACCTCTGGGACGATGATCCGTGCCTTCGCCAGCCGCAGGTCCCGCATCCACGACGTCCAGGTCTCATCCAAGGCGTCCATCAGCGGCTCAACGCCCGCGTAATCGGACCGGCCAACCGCCGTTCCCCGGATCAGGCGGTGCGGCCGCATGTTCGGGATGTAATCGACGAGCAGGCCTCGCTCGAAACCGCTGTCGAACCCGCCGTCCTCGTCCACCAACTCGGCGAACTCCTCAGTCGCCGGGTGCTCCTGCAGCGGCACCTGCATGCCAAGGTCGTCGTCGTCACCCATGTAAAGGCCGTGGAAGACACGGCCCGTCTCGTGCCGCTCCAGGTGCCGCCACACCTGGCCGTCCTCCTCGTGCACGACCTTCCAGAACGTCACAGCCTTGAGCCGCCCCTGATGGAACTCCGGCACCGCGGCATCCGGCGGCAGAGCGTCCACCACCGGGTAGTCCGACATCGTCGTGTCCCAGCCGACCCGCAGGTACACACCGCCGTACGCGGCCGCCAACTCGGCGGCCTCCAGCAGCGTGCCGTACACCCCGGCCTCGTGCATCACCGAATCCAGCCGCTGCTGGCCCTTCTTACCCTTGACCTTCAGCGTCGGCGGCTCACTGAACAGCAGGTCGGCTGACGTCGCGGCGATGTCAGCGGCGATCGGGATGTGAAGCTTCGTCGCCCGCGACTGCCCCGCCGGCGTCGGCGTCCCCCAAAACCATCGGACCATCCGGCCGAGATAACCGCCCGCGCGGGTAATCGGCCGATCCCAGCCCTTCGGGTCCATACCGACCATCGGCGCTGTCTTGTTACCGCCGTACACCTCGGCCAGCCGTTCCGGGTCCCCCGAATACCAGGCGCCGTGAGTGTCGTAGAGCCGCATCTCCTGTCGGATCGCAGGCGGCGGCCACTCCTGATTACGCTCGGGAAGCGGCATCGGCCACCATCCTGTTCACGTTTGTTCGATCTCCGACAAGGCGGCGGCCAGCTGCGTCCAGCCGTAGGCGATGGCGCACTTGGCCTCGACCATCAACGGGTTCGGCTCGCAGTCCGCGCGTTCCAAAACCTCAGCGGCACGGGACGCGGCCTGCCGCCAGCTGATGGGCTGGCCGCTCATCCGGCGGACACCGGCCAATGCCAGGTGCCGGGATCAGCCCCGTACGGCACGTTGTACTCGTGGAACCCGCCGAGCTGCCCCGGCGTGAACACCCACAGATGAACGTGGAGCGAGTCATCCAGCGCGGGCACCGCCCCGGCCGCGACACCGCGAGGATCCAACGTCGTCACGTCGGCGGTGACGATCGCCGCACGTACGGCGTGCAGGCCCTGCTTGCCTCGGTAGCGGACGATGTCGCCGGTGACGGGGATGCGCAGCATGAGGTCTCCTCAGATGACGGGGACAAGCCCGCCCGGCAGGACCGGCTGTTCGACGGTGGAAGTGATGCGGACCCACGCCCGGTAAGTGCCTTCGGGTAGCGCAACGGCACCCTCACCGGGACCGACGAGGATCTTCGCGTCAGCTCCCGCGGCGGTGACGTTGTCCCACGTCGCGTCGTGCCAGTCCTCCTCGGCCGGTTCGCCGTCCTTGGCGGTGAAGGCGACCTTCACGCCTTCGACACCGGACGGGCCCTTGACGGGGATGAACAGAAACTCCCTCGATAGGGAGGAAATCGCTTCCACAGGGACGGACCTCCCTACGTTCGCGGCGACCCCGCGCCCCATGCGCGGCGCGGCTCACCAGCGGAGTACTTGCGGTACGGGGAACCCGCCGACCAGCGGCGGTAGACCAGACCGGACACGGCGATGTCACGGCCGAGATCAGTCACCGTGGCCTTCTCCAGCAGACGCCCGGAGTCGGTGGCGAACTTCGGGGCCTCCACCACGGACTGGTCGGCGAACACTCCACTGTCGGTGGCCGTGACGGACGCTTCGACCTGGGCGGACTCGACGAACGTTCCGCTGTCGGACGCCACCAGGCCGATCAACACCGACTCGACCAGCGACCCGGAGTCGCTGGCCTCCTTGAGGACGACAACCTCCGCCGACTCGACCAGGACGCCGCTGTCGGTGGCGGCCGTCTGCACGTCCACCTGGACGGCCTCGACCAGGACTCCGTGGTCACCGGAGACCGGGCCGATCGTCTCGTCGATGACGGCGGATTCAACCAGCGTTGCCGAATCGGTGGCCATGACCTGCACGTCCACGTGGGCGGTTTCGGTCAGGGTCGCCTCGTCGACCCCAGCCCAGCCGACCTCCAGCATCGACGTTTCGACCAGAGCCGCCGAGTCGGCGCTACCAGTCTCAACGTCGACCGCTACGACCTCGCCCAGCGTCGCCGTGTCCAACGACGCGACGTCAGCGGTGACCGCCGACACCTCGCCCAACGTTCCGGTGTCGCTGCCCAACTTGGAAACAGTCGGATCGGCGACCGTGGACGTCTCGACCAGGGTGCCATCGTCGAACGCCGACTTATCCACCTGCTGCGGCCCGGCGTTCCCAGGGGCGATCGCCACGGTGAAACCAGCCAGCCACAGCAGCACGGTCGAGACGGTGAAGTTTTCCGTCCCCGTCGCCGCACCCGACTGCAACTGCCGAGCCGCTGCAGCCACGGCGGTGTAGGTCCGCGACTGGGAGGTGGCCAGCCCCGTGAGCCCAGCCGGCGGGGTCGGAGTGATGGCCGCGCCGAACTCCGGGTAGACCGCGATGAACCGGAGTTCCAGGTCACTGCCCGACGACGGAGTGATGCCCGGCGTGGGAACGGCCGGGCCGGAACCCGACGTCACCCCCCGCACAATCTGCGGCGCCGCCGACAGCGATGCGTCCTTGACCGCGACGATCAGACAGGTACCGTCCGAGCCGCTTCGCTGGTTGAACGAGTACGTAGACGGCTCCGACGACCCGGCGCGTTTCCACCACAACCGGATCACCTGAATGGCGCCGTCTGGGGTGGTCCCGTCCACGGAATCCAGCAGATTCCACGTGGCGCCACCAGTCGGGGCCGTCATGTTCGCGGTGGTACCACGGTCAGCCGCCTGAATCGCGATCAGGATGTCGTTGTGCACGACCCCGGCAGGCTTATTGACGGTGTACGGCGCGGTGCCGTTCGAGCCCGTCGAGGCCGACCTGACAGACGGCGGCGACCCACCGGCCTGGGGCGGCTGGCCAACCCACCGCGACTCCACCAGACGCCCGATGTCGCTACTGGCCTTGGCGACCATCTGAATCTCAGCGACGTCGGCCGTCTCAACCAGCGTCCCGCTGTCGCTGCTGGCCTTGGCGACGACCGGGATCTGAACGACGCTGGCCGTCTCGACCAAAGTCCCACTGTCAGCCGCGGCTTTCTGCGCAACGGCAACTTCCGGCCGATCCACCCGGTGTCGCTAAATGCGACGTCGTCCAGCCAGATGTTCGTGGCGGCCTCGTAGTTACGTGCGGCAGCCCCGAACCAATCCCACTGCATGGCTTGCGGATGCGACGCCGTGCCGGTCAGCGTGAGCGCGGGAGTGACCCCGTCCACCTCAGTGTAAAGACGCACCTCGGCCGACGACGTCGGCGAGTTGTTGTCGGCGCGGAGCTCCAACCGGCACCACGCGCCGAGAGGAATGGCCACGTCCTGCCACGTGACAAGAGTCGTGTCGCCGGTGGCGTCGTCGTAGTGGTACAGCTCCACATCGGTGGAACCGTCCGGGTACACAGTCGCGTAGGCGGTCCACTCGTAGTAGGCGGCGCCATCCACCGTACCCAGGACCAGCGCCACCCACGTCTGATCGACGCTGGGCCGGGTGAACCGGAAATCCGCTCGGCCGTAGCGGTTGCCGTTACCCGACAGCGGATACCACTGGAACCACATAATGGCGTTGGGGTCGCACGCCGCTGAGACGTTCCCATGCGCGGCATGCGCGGTCGTGTACCGCCCGCCCACCGTGTAGTTGAACGCGCTCCCCGAAGCCCCACCGGAGTTAGCCGTGGTGATCGTCTGGCCGTTGACGCCGCCCTCAAGGCTGTTCTTGAGGAGCACGGTCACCGCCTCCCCACCAGGCAGAGCCCGCCATGCTGCGCGGGCCGGCGCATCCCCAACACCCTCAGATCGCCTAGACCAGGCTCAACTGCACCGTGAACGCCCAGCTCGCCTGGCTGGTCTTCTCCCCGAGGTTCTCGACCTTGCGTTGAGCATCCGCCCACCCGCGCCCGCGTTGAACAGGCCCCACTCGTTCCACACGAAGTTCGCCTCGGCGGTGGTGAAGGTCGCCTTGAACGTCACCGTGTTGGCCGCGGCGTTGACGCCGTCCGCGTGCTGAGGGAACGTCGCATCCATCCCCTTGCGGATCTTGTTGGCCCCCTGCAGGTCGGTCTGCACGGGGTCCGCCGCGGCGTTGCCGTCACCGACACCGATCCGGGCGTTGGCCGAGTCGAACGGCTGGACCGATGTACCGCCCAGGAGCCGGTGCCACAACGACGACACCCCGCCGTACATCAGCAGGTTGCCCTCACGTTCGATCACCTCGAACGGCACCGCACCAGGGGTGATCTCGCCGTGGAACTTCTCCAGCTTCCACCGGCAACGCCACCGGCCGACGTCCGCCTGGCGCAGGCCGGCGTGGATGCTCGCAGCTCGATCAGTCGCCCCTTGTCGTCCCGCATCGTGTGCCCCTCCTGGACATGCAGAAGGGCCACCCGGTCCGGATGGCCCTGACGTTCGCTGTTAATGCACGGTGTGGCGTAGGCGCGGTCCCAGCCGCGCAGCCCCTCAACTACGGGGCCGGGACCACGCCACGCGCTCGACGCACGCGGGTGGACGTGCGGAGCAGGCGCACCCCTCAGCCCGCCACAGATCGGGGGTGCGCGTCATCAGGTCAGAAAACCGGCTGCAGCAGCGGCAGCCAGGCCGCCTGCGTGGTGTGCAGGGCGTACCGGGCGGCGTCCAGCGCGTGGTCGTCCAACTTCACGGGGACGTCGTCACCGCGTTCGGCCTTCTTGTCGTCCCACGCATAGCTGCCGACCTCGTCGAGGAACCCCGCCACCGAACGGTGAATCCGCAGGTGATCGGCCCCCAGCAGGTTGCTGACGGTGCGGATGCCGTCAAGGACGGAGTTGTCGCCGATCTGCGGCACGAGACCGTCGCGGTGGAGCTGCGTGATGAAGCTCGCGGCGGACGGGTCCACGATGATCCACTGCGGCCGTACCCCGTGGGTGCCGGGACCGTAGGTGTCGGGGATGTGGTCCAGCCAGTGAATGAGCTTCTGCGAGTACTCGGCGTCGGTGAGCTGCCGCCGCTCCGCTCGGGAATCCCACCGGAACTCCGACGCGAGGTAGATGCGGCGCTGCCCCTTGTCGTCCGGGGTGGACACGCCGACGAGGATCGCGTCGAACGGGTTGACGGTGCCGTAGTCAACGCCGACCGCCAGCCACCGCTCCATCAGCGGCAGAGTGTCCACGACGTGCCGGTCCGGGTCGAACATGTCGTAGATCGCACCCTCGGCCATCACCCAGCGGCCCTCGATGAACCGCTTGTACCAAAGGCCCGTGTACTCGGCCTTGAGCGCCGCGACGTACGCCGGGTCCAACGCCTTGTTGTCGTCGAGGGTGAAGTGCCAGTGCCGCAAGTCGAGCTCATACTTGCGGTCGAGGAACTGCCGTTTCAGCCAATGGTTCGGCGCATCCGGGTTGGTCGTGCCGAACAGCTTGGCGTCCTTCACACTGAGCCGGGCCAGGAGCTGATCCCAGAACTCCCGCTCGATCAGCGTGATCTCATCGACATACGCCCCGGCACACGTCATACCTCTCAACCTGTTCTCCGACCGGGCGTCGTTCGAGCTGATGATCTCAACCCGGCGGCCCAAGATATTCGCGGTCGGGGCGCCTCTCGTGTAGATGATCCGCCGCGCGATCGGCCCGGTGATCGCCGGGTCCGTCAACGGGTCGAACACGTTACGCGCGATCGTGTCCGAGGTCTTGCCGACGATCACCAGCGACCCGCCACGCGGCGCGTTCGCGATGTAGATGATCCAACGCAGAAGCGAAGCGATGGTCTTACCCGAGCGGATCGCCCCCGACCAGATGTTCAGCCGGGCCGTGGACTCCGCGATGCTCCGCTCCTGCTTGGGTGACAGCGTCAGCGGACTCGGCGCGGGCGTCGTCACAGGTCATCCCCCGACTCGATCTCACGGATAACCTCGGCGTCGAGGATCGCGTCAGTGTCAGGGTCCGGCACGATATGCCGCTGCTGGAGCTGCATCAGCAGGTTGCCCAGCAGCGACGCCATGTCGCCGTCCGCGACGCCGTTACGGTTGATCAAGTCCAACCCGAGCAACGACGCCCGCCGGTTGATGCACTTGAGCGCGGTCTCGCACGCCGCGACCTCACCCTTCAGCACCTTTGGCCACAAGCTGGCCATGACCCTGTCGAGGCGGTCAATCTCCAGCTTGAGCAGCTGCTCCGACGCCATCTGCTCCTGCTTGGCGGCCTTCTGCAAGGACCTGTCGATGTCCTTCGACACCGCGGCCGCACCTGAGTAGCCCAGCCGCTCGGCGATGACCGAGGGCGACACCCCGGCGATCCGCATCTGCACCGCCTGATAGCGGCGCTGGGAGATTTCGACCTGCCTGGCCTTACTGACAACCATGAGGGGACTCCCGGTGCTAGGTGGAGTAGGCCCGCAGCGCGGCCACGACGATCTGCGCGGTGCTGGCGTCGCCGTCACGGGCTCGGATACGGCCGAGCAGCGCGGTCACCTCGTCGTGCTCGGCGGCGGTCAACGT